ATCAATGGGATAATACCAAGGAACCTCGGCCTCTACAGCGTTTTCAATTATACCATTTTTAAATACCATGTCAAGAGTGAAATGAGAAGCAGCGTTCCTTTTTTCTAACAATTCCGACTTAATTAGGTCCTCTCTTCGAAGCTTCAAAATATCCCTAAATAATTTCCAATCTTCGGCATCAAAAGTGAAACCAAGCTGTGCTCCTGTTCTAATTGACTTTCCTTGGTGTGTCAAAAAAAATGGGTTGACTGATGATATCGATTTTCTCTGGCCTCTTAAAAAGTCTGCTCGATATGCTCCATGTGGAAACGATACATAATATTTCCTAGGGGATAACTGACTGCTTAGTCTGGAACATACAGAAAAGCACCTTGCCGCCCCATGTATAACGCTCCATGCTAAACAATCTCTTCTTTGCCTGTCTCTATGATGCAGGGGTATGTAAAACACAGGAATCCTTCTTTTATTGTTGCTGGGATGGACATCAAATCTATTAAAATAAACAGGATCCATCAAATAATCACCTATTCTATACCTTATCAGCGGCGACACATCATCATTGCAAACTATCCATATGGTTTCGCAACCTGCCCAGGCACACTCCAATACTGCGTTCTCAATTGCTGTGAAATTCTTTGCCAGCGGCATGAGACAGTCGGACCAGTCCATTCCAAAATCCATCTTTTGTGCCGCTACTGGGACAATGCCAGCTAAATGAAATAAATTTGGGTGTTGGTGTCCATTTTCTAACATAATCGTTTATTAATTGTCTGCAGCTGGGCGTTTACATGCTGAATTTCTATCTCCTCTTCATTGCAAACGTGATGAACAATTGTATCACTATTTTTATAGATATCCCGACCGATCAACTTTGCTTCCCTGCGATCGTGCTCTAATACAATCGCGTAATACTGGGTTGCTTGTTTTATTTTGCTAAATCCGTTTGAATATCCCCTTAGACCGGCCCCTTTCATCATGTTTTTGGCTTTCAACCTAGCAAAGTTTTCTGAATAGTCTAGATCAGCTATCTGGTCCTCTGTCATATATGATACTGCCACCATATCTCTGGTTGTTTTCCGAGTTCCCGGCCTTTCAGAGGGATAAAAAATTATTTCCCTAACAAAGTCGTCGTCAGACTTAAGCATAGTCGTTTCGTGCTTAGACATTCCCTTCGTAATAAGCCAGTCATAAACTTTGTATTCTTTTTTTGCCTTAAAGACTGGTTCTGCCAATCCGTGTATATTAATTTCGTCAAATATTAAAAGCTTATTAAAGGATATCTTTATTTTTCTAGAATCTGTATAGGCCTCTGCGTAATTGTCCTCTAAAATTCTTAAACTAGTGACCTTGTTTGTAAATGGCAGAAGGCCGGCTAGTGAAAGAAACGCCCCAAGTCGATTCCACAGGCCCACCTTGCTTATGTTGTCAAAAATTTTATTTTTAGAAATTTCAAACCTAAGAGGGACCTTTTTATCAATATACAAAACCGGCAAGCTATTACAATACCCATGTAAAAATGCAGGTAATGTGCCACCTATTATGAGTTTGTCAAATTCGTATACATGGTCTCTAATTCTTTCCATGTCTCGCTTCTCTATATGCATTCACTGTTATCGGCCAAAGCTCAGTAGCTATATCTAGACACGCTTTGGCTACCTGTTGTATCTCGTGTTGCGCTCCACTATGCATGCGTAAATCAATAAACTTTAAAAGATTGTTTAAGTTGCAAGTTCCATAATACTCTGTGTAGAGATTTTGCGGGAGGACGCCTCGTGCTTGCTCACGGCAAACCCCAGAGGCAATTAAATTATCAAACAACTCCAAAGACGCATTGTGGTGGTTTCTCACGAGGACATTCGCAGGACTTTCTACAAGCCCGCTCATTTCAGGGTGAGCATGAGAAACTTGCGGATTGATTAGTTTTTCTGGATTTGACGCCTGTCTGTTTGACTTATGCTGTGTTCTAAAAGCCACCGGTTCATAAAATCTGAGGTCGACATCAGTGTATCGCCTGGATATTTCATTATACGACCAAGTGCGATGACGGTGGTGCTGGCTACGAATAAACAAAGGAACACAAAAACGAAATGTAACACTATTATGCTCCAGAGTCGAAGTATGTCGATGCTCAATAAGATATTTAATTAGCTTCTTATCTTTATCATCTACTCTTTCTTTTTGTTTTCCAAAAGAAACTCTTGCTGAATTTACAACTGTTATGTCTTCGCCCATATGTTGGACGTATTCAACACGTCCAATGCCGTCTCCAAAAAGCTCAATACTACGCTTCATTAGACCTCTCTTTGAATTATGCCTAAAATATAATTTTCTAGTACCAAATGATAAATTGAACCTTCAAGGGAAATTTCTTTTAACATCGATCTTTCTACAACAAGGGTGTCGCCAGCCATTAAAAGTTGCGACACATCGGGGGCCGCTGCGACTACAGAAACAACCACATACGGAGATTGCGGTTTCCGGTAGTTTTCGGGAAGCAAGACTGCCCTCTCTTCCTGTTCCTCTTGTTCCTCGGGCGGCAGCACAAGAATATGGCGATTTCGTGGTTCTAATATCATATTTCACACTCTCTTTCTAAATTTTCTGCGTGTAATTCATATTGTTCATGAGAGATAAAGCTCCCAGCCCGCTCCTTGCATCGCTTGCAAACGAAGACAATACTCATATAATTGCCCTGCACTGCTCTCACACTAACTGGTTTCCATTGGTGTAGCTTTTCTGTGTTACTACAGTTGGATTCTCCAAGGCTTTTTGGCAATAGATGATTGAACTTCACATTTGTCTCCCATATTATTATATCAAGTAATTAAATAAAACTTAACCACATTTTGAAAAACCGCAACCAGTACAGGTTACACATCCTTCGACATAAATTAGCCCTTCCGATTCACACGACGGGCAAGTCTTCTCAGAAGCCTTCTCTCCATCTTGGATATAATTCTTGAGAATACGTGCAATACATCGAGAGAAGCTAAACATATCGCTCTGTCTATTTTTTTGAAGTTGCTCCACAACATAATTAATCTTTGCTCCATGTCTTAGTGATAATGAAATCATCCTAGTGAAGATGGAGTTGTTGGGATTATCAAATACTTTTACAACGTTTTTAATCAATACCTCATCTTCATCATTGCCAAATCGCAAATCATATACAGAATTCATTGTTTTACGGGGGTGCTTGACAATGGTTCCAGTCTTATATTTTCTTGGAATCTCAATCAAGTTTGCTAAGCCGCCCATGACTTCATACGGCTTCCCTTCCCAGAGGCCAACGAGAAACACCCATTTTTCACCAGCGATAGTTGTGTGGTGAATATCGCAGGGCAACTCCTTGGGGCGCTTGGGAGCGCTGTGCTGTAGGAACATCTCTTCTGCTTTTTCGGTGTTGGCGATAAGCACACCAGAGCGAGAGCCGTCAACGTAAACTGTGATGCCCTTAAGACCCTGCCTCCAACCCTCCAGGTATAGCTCTCCAACAGTAGAGGGTTCAGTGCCCTTGGGTAAATTAATAGTAGAACTAATTGAATGATCAATGTGTTGCTGAATAGCGGCCTGAATTTTTATTCGTTGTTGCCAATCAATTCCATCACTCTCGGTAAAGAAATCAGGAATTTGGCCTCCCCCTTGATCAAACTGCTGGAGATACTCCCTCACATTGTGGTGGAACACCTTAAACTCCTGCCAGCGATCACCAAGTTCGTCAATAAAATCAGCTGCCTGGTCTTGTTCGTTGTGAGACAACTTGCGCCTTCTGGTGTACCAATTTCGGAATACAGGTTCTAAACCAGAGCTGGTTTGTGACATGATAGAAACACTGCCCGTAGGGGCATTCGTTAGAATGGAAATATTTCTTCTTCCGAATTCTTTAATCGCGATCCGTAGGTGCTCTGGGAGCGACTGGATAAATCCGTTATTTTTCTCGGTCTCCCAGTCAAATATGGGAAAAGAGCCACGTTCGCGAGCAAGTTCAACACTCTGCTCGTAAGCCGCAACCTTGAGAGTTCCGTAAATGCGATCAATGACCTCTAAAGCTTCTGGCGAATCGTATGCTAGGCCCAAGCCAGCAATGGCGTCTGCGAGACCATGGGTTCCTAACCCAGTGCGCCGCCCTTTAGTACAAGCCTCCAATAGATTGTTCCATAACTCGCGCTCATCCGCTGTATCAGCAGCGCGCAGGATAGCCTCTAGTTTTTCTATTTCAAGTTCTACAAGATCATCAGATAAGCGCATAGCCTTATTGACTACTTTTGCAAATTCAACAAAATCAAAACGAGCGTCCCCTGTCCAGCGCTTCTTTACGAAATTCTTCAGGTTTACTGAAATTAATCGGCAACTATCGTAGGCCGAGAGGGGGATCTCACCACAAGGGTTCGTGGTCAGTGTTTTAAATCCTTGGTCTGCATATGATTCTGCCGGTAGGTTTTTTACTATATTGTCCCACATGAGAATGCCAGGCTCGGCAGTCTTTGTAGCCGATTCAACAATTGCCTCCCACACCTCTTTTGCCCTCACAATAGTGGTGTAAGTTGGGCTAGAGGAGCCCACGGGAAAATGAAGATGATAGTTATCATCAGCGATTACTGCTTTCATAAAATCATCGCTGATACGGACTGATACGTTGGCCCCGGTGACTTTGGTAAGATCGCGCTTCATCTTGATAAACTCAAAAACATCGGGGTGGCGCACATCTAGGCTAATCATCAGTGCCCCACGGCGACCATTTTGACCTATCATACGACAAACGTAAGAATAGAAATCAGCAAAGCTCCAAGCGCCAGTAGTCGTACCAGCCGAGTTATTGACAGGAGTATCTTGTGGGCGTAGATTAGAAAGGTCAAGCCCAACACCACAACGCCGTTTAAATAGATTGGCGAGGTGCTTACCAGCATCCATGATGGAAGAAATGTTATCAGCTGGGCTGTCCACCACGACACAATTTGAAAGAGAAACGTTGACATAATTATTTCCTATCCCCATCATTGGAGATCCCTGTGGGACCACTTTGTTAAAATCTTTTAAAAGTTCATAAATATCATCATACGAGAGAGCGGAAGGACCTCCAAACTTATTTTCCATCCGAACGAACTCCTTTGTCATGCGAACATGCATATCATCAGGACTTAGTTCTGTGGGGGCTCCTTTCTTGTCTTTTAGACAGTATTTGGTAATGAATACGTTAGTCGCCAATTCATCACCGTTAAAATATTCTAAGGTCTTTTCTCTAACCTCTTTTTCGCTATACATTTACATTTGATCCCTTCTTGAATTTCTTATACTTTTCATAAAGAACTTGTGATTGCTCCTTTGATGATGGAGCGTTAGTGCTATTTAAATTCTCTTCTGTCGTTTGTGGCAAAACCTTAATGCATACATTTGACGTGTCCATGAATATAGGAAACACAATCCCATCGGGCCCGTTTCTGTTCTTTGCTATAAACATCCTGCCGCCATTAACTGCCTTATCTTGAATTGTACGAGAAATAGAGAAAATAAAGTCAGCAACAAAGCACTTATTAAATGCCTCTGAAATCGACTCCATCGTAATAATTTCAGAGTTTAGCCCAGATCTATTTGTTTGTGAAGCTGTCCAGGCACAAAATTTAAATTCTTGTGCCATCCCTCGCAAATCTTCATAAAGATTCTCAAGTTCATGCCTTCTTTCCCTTTGCACGTTAACGGGCCGAAGAAGGTCGGCATAGTCTACGATTACCATGTCTACATCAATCCCTCGATTCCTCAACTTTTCAATGTGTGTTTTTAATGTGCTTACGCTCGCAGACCTTGTTGGATACTCCTTGATAATCAATTTCCCAGGGAGATCCTTGACCATTTCATATACTTCTTCCTTTAGCGGCCTAAGATCGTTAAGAGGAAGTCCGGTTATACAGCTGTCAAATCTTGATCCAACCACAGTATCCTGAAGTTCTAGCGTATAATAGACTACCGTTTTACCTGCTTTTACAGCTTGGGCTCCGATGTGAACAAGCGCCATAGACTTTCCAGCCCCCGTAGGAGCGATTACAACGCCAAGTTCGCCCTTTCCTAGGCCATCCTTGAAGATTGAGTCCATCTCCTTCCAGCCAGTTGCTATGGGATTTCTTGCCTTAAAGAGAAACCGTTGTTCAAAATCTTTTAGATAATCATAGCCAAAATTATTATCTGACCCTAAACGAAGAGCTTCATTGATTGTGCTAGCAATCTCTTCAAAAGAAGAATTTTGCAACAATTCCACAGACTTAAGCATTGCCTCCTTGAGCTTTTGCTTCTTACAGAACTCTAGTGCTGTGTCCTTAATGTAGCCTGAGTCTTGGATGTCCTGCTCGTAAATCCTTGCAAAATAATCCCTAATTTGCTTTTGAACTACTTCTGTCTCGTTCTCAAGATCAGAGCGCAAAATGGTCATCATAATCTTGCTAGACGGGTGGACCCCGTATTTATCACGATACAGAAAAATCTTTCTTACGAACGCTTGAAGATACTTCAACTCAAAGAAGTTATAATCAAGCACCTCAGAAATTTGATCCGCAAATGGCCTGTCCTGCAATACGAGCTGGCACAAGCTCTCTTGGAATGACTTGCCAAAACGACTAAAGTCTGCCTTTTCACTAAATTTCATTTGATCCCCTACCTATAATATTACATAAAATTTATTTTTTTTCAACTGATATTCTTCTAAGTGTTGTTGAAAGATCGGACCAGTTCAGTTCACCAAATCCTATCTTATATATTGTCTTCATAATTGCCGTTTTATTAAATGACAAATCTGCGTTTTTAAGTGTGTAATTTATCTTCTTTCTACTCTGAACCGATATCGATGGGGAGTAGAGCTGCATCAACTTATAATTACTTTCTATTATATGTTTGTTCTCTAAAATGGATGTATGAACCTTAAGTTTTTTCTCC